ACCAATGGCTCTCACCAAGACCGTTACCGTAGAAATCACCGTGGATCGGTGCGCAATCAACTTCGCTACCGGCGCTGTCACGGTCGAGGGCACGAGCAAGGGCTCGATCCTCGGGAAAGGCTACGCAGTGACGCTGCCAGCGAGCGTAGATCTAAACGATTGGATCGCGAAAGTGCAGCAGCAGCTAACGCGGCGCATCGATGAATCGGGCGCATTGTGGACGGCGTGAGCCAGGAAGGCGAGAAGAATGGCGAATCCGCATGTACCTTGCGCATGGTGCGGAACTCTAGTGACATGGCGCAAGCCATCGGAAGTCGCACGAGCAGGCGGGAAAACGTGTTGCAGCAAGGAATGCGATAGGGCGCTGCGCTACTCTCAGATCAGGCAACAGCACGCCGACGAGGCCGCAAAAGAATGTCCCTCACACATCGCCAAAAAACAGGTGTGGCACTGGCTATCAATGCCAGCAAAATTGTAAGTCGCTTCCAGAAGCACATGGATGGTGATTTGGAGTTAACGCCCACTCAGATTCGGGCGGGAGAGATACTGCTTGACCGCGCTCTCCCTAAGTTGTCAGCCGTCGAACAGACCGTCATTGACCCCGCCGCCTCGATGTCCGAAGCCGAAATCCTGGCGCAGTTGATGGACCTGGCACGCAAGCATCCGCAGATTATCCGCAAGCTCCAGGCGCAAATGACGCCTGTTATTGCGGCGCAGCAAGGCGATGCCGGCGAAGGCGAGGCAAAGCATGTCGCGTAACCTGTTGATATCGCACACTTGGTGCGATGCAGCGGCGTATAACCTTCATTATGTAAACTCGCAGTCCACCCGATTCCGGGCTTCTAGGACAGGCGAGTAGGGCTAAATCCCCTCAAATCCGACTTGGACGAAGGGGCAAGGCCACCCCCCCCATGCCGCCAAGCGCGAGCACGTGTACCCCCTCCCGAATTTTTCGGAGACTTATGCGTCCCATCGACCTTCGCTGTCTCGAACTGCTGATTGACTCGGCGCCTGAGAGTCCGTTGAAGCGGGATCGTCTGAAGCGGACATTGCGCAAGCGGTATGCGGAGGGGCGATTGAGTCGTGTCAACGAGGATTTGATGCAGCGTTGGCGGATGTGTGAGGCGCGGTTCTTGTTGGGCGACTTCACTGACTTTGGTGGGTGGGAGTTGCGGGACAAGTGGGCGGCTGGGATGTGGCATCGCAGCCCGTACAAGTTGCCGATGTGGGATGGGAAGTCTGCTGGCCGGGTGTATGTGATTGGTGAGCAGGGGTTAGGGGACGAGGTTTTCTTCAATGCGTTCCTTCCTGCTGACTGTGTGGTGGAGTGTGACGAGAGGTTGATACCTGCGCTGAATCGTGCGGGTGTTGAGTGTGTGCCGTCTGTGTTTGCCGAGGGGCGAACGCATCGTTGGCGGCGTGAGATTCCTGCGGGGTGTGATTACTGGTTTCCTGCGGGCGACTTGTTGCGGTATTGCAAGCCGCGTGTTCCGTATTTGACGGCTGACCCGGTGCAGGTGGAGCGGTTCCAGGCGTATCGGGGGCGTGTAGGGATCTGTTGGCGTGGGCGGACGGGGAGTTACAAGCTCGTCGACTTCCAGCGGGTTGCGGAGCGTCCTGTAAGCCTGCAATACGATCTTGAGTGGGACGAGGTAGCCGAGGAGGTTGCGGGACTGGATGTCAGGAATGACATCGAGGGCGTGCTTGGGCTGCTGGCGAATCTGGATCGGGTGGTTACGGTTTCTTCTACTGTTGCGCATCTGGCGATATGCAGCGGGGTGAAGACGGATGTTGTGCTGGCGCCGCAGATGGGGCAGTTCAACAAGTTCCCGTGGAAATATGGGGTGTATGGGGTGAAGACTTGGCCGAGTCTGAAAGCGTATCTCGGCCGTTCGTGATCGTTGTTGGTCACGGGCCTATCCCGCTTGGGCGTGGGTGGGGGAAGAGGGTGGACGCGCACGAGGTAGTGCGCATGAAGGATTTCGGGCCGGACTCGTGGCAGCGGCGCAATGCGCGTGACTACGGGTCGCGGATCGATTACTGGTGCTGTAGCACCGAGATCATGGCGTCATGGTTCCTGCCTGGTGTGGCGCGGGAATATTGGGCGCAGCCGAAGAAGCACGTATGGAATCCGGATAACGAGCGGATGGTGCGTGCTAAGGGCATCAAGCCGCAGATTGATCTATCGCTGTTTCAGCGGTGGAATTTCGTTTACGAGTGTTTGACGGACAAGCATCGGAATTATTGTCTCGGGTTGCATGCTGTGATCAAGGTATGCGAGCGCGGGTCGGTGCCTGTGTTGATGGGCATGGACAACTTGTTGCGGCCGGATTTGCATTACATGAAGGCGGACAAGGGGTCGTGGAAGTCCAATCATGATTGGGTGGCTGAGAATGCGATGCTGCCGGTCATAGAGCGCAACTATGGCGTGCGGGTGCATGTCATGACTGACGAGGGTCCGAAGCCTTGGGATTCGGGGACGATGTAATCACGACGGCCCTTGCCAAGCGGGCTTTCCAGCAGATCGGCAAGAAGGTTCGTCCCGGGAATGGGGTGGAAGTCGAGTGGTCTGCGGTGTTCGATCACTCGCCCTATCTAGACAAGTCTTCTGGGCCTTGGTTGAAGTGTTCCACGGGGCATCGGCCATATATCGACTACGCGAAGTGCGAGCAAGGTCGGTTCGCGTGGAATTACGGATTCAAGGTTGAGCCGGGACATATCGAACTGACGGCGGACGAACGCAAGGCGTATCCGCAGCGTGACTTCGTGATGATCGAGCCGAATACTAAGCGGGCGTTAGGGAACAACAACAAGGATTGGGGGTTCGAGAAGTGGCAAGAAGTGGTGCGGGTGATGCCGCATGTTCGCTTCTTGCAGGCCGTTGGAAATGGGAAACAGTTTGTTGCGTTACAGGGCGTTGAAGCGGTTGATACCAAGTCATTCCGCGATGCCTGCGCGCTTCTGTCGCACGCTTCCCTATTCGTCGGGACGGATGGCGGTTTGCATCATGCTGCTGCCGCTCTCGGTGTTCGTGCTGTTGTCGTGTGGGGCGGTTTTGCGCCTCCTTCAATCCTTGGTTACGACATGCACACCAATCTTTGCAAGGCGCGGGACTGGTGTGGGATGCTGACCAACTGCATGCATTGCCGTCAGGCGATGGATAGCATTTCTATAGACGAGGTGGTGAGTGCCATCGATCACGCTCTTGATTCCGTCAAGAGGGCGGCCGCATAGGTTCAAGACGGCTGTTGATTCTGCGAGACAGACTGCGTCGGAGAAGATCGAGGTAATCAGTTACTTCGACGATGACGATCCGATGTTGTCGGAGTATCCCGAGTATCACATCGTAGGGCGGCGAGTCAGGACGGCAAAGGCTATCTTGACGATGCTTCAGGACGTGACGACGCCTTACGCGATGCTCGGTGCGGATGACATCGTATTTCGCACGCCTGGGTGGGACGTGAAGATGTTGTCCTACATGCCGGCCGACGATCTAGGCGTCGTGTACGGTATGGACGGGTGGAAGAATTCGATGAACCACTTTCTCTTTTCGATGAAGTGGCATCGGCTGGTCGGGGTGTTCCCTGACGGCATGTTTGACCACTTTGGTCCGGACACCTGGGTTTCTGACATCGCCAAGGAGTGCGGGCGCCTGTTCCAGGCGAAAGAAGTGTTGATCGAGCATCACCATACTAGAAACAACAAGGCGCCTGATGACGCGACGTATCGCGAAAGAGGCAAGCCAGCGGATTACATCCTGGAAGCGACGAAGCAGCAGCGATCCAAGATCGCGTCTGTTATCAATGCAGCAATAGCCCGAGAGGCCCAATGAGTCTGAGAATCTTCATCGGTTACGACAAGAACGAGACGGTTGCGTATCACGTGCTGGCCCACTCGATTCTTGAGCGAAGTTCGATCCCCGTCGCAATCACCCCACTGAACCGCGCCAACATGCGCGGTTTTTTTTATCGTGAACGCGGTGAATACGACTCTACGGACTTCTCCGTTTCGCGCTTTCTGGTGCCGTTCCTATGTGGATACGAAGGTTTCGCCGTTTTCATGGACTGCGACATGCTGGTACGTGGAGACGTGGCGGAACTGGCGCGGTACATGACGCTGATGGACTCGTACAACTACGCGGTAAGGGTGGTAAAGCACGAGTACACGGTCAAGGACAAGACCAAGTTTCTCGGACAGCCTCAGACCGCCTACAAGCGGAAGAACTGGTCGAGTGTGATGATCTTCAACAACCGACTGTGCCAGAAACTGACGCTTGAATACGTCAACCGTGCGCACGGTCTGGACCTGCATCAGTTTACGTGGTGCGAAGACCATCAGATTGCCGGCATGCCGAAAGAATGGAATTGGCTTGTTGGCGAGGAAGGATACGACGCCACGGGCGATCCTAAACTGATCCACTACACGAAGGGGACGCCGTGCTTCCCTGACTACGCGGAGCAGGACTTCGCGGAGTTATGGCGAGCAGAACGCGAGGCGATGCTTGCCCACGCCTGACCCGACTCGGCAGTATGCCGAATTGTTGATGCTGCTGGATCGTCGTCGTGAGACGCACAAGCTCGAACATTACGAGCCTTACGAATTTCAGCGGAAGTGGCACAACGCGCGAGGCTTCAAGACAGAGAAGCCGGCCGCACAGAAATTGTTGATGGCGGCGAACGGCACCGGGAAGACCTGGTGCGGCGCTATGGAAGTCGCGATCCACGTTACCGGGAAGTATCCGGACTGGTGGAAGGGCAAGCGGTTCACGGGGCCGACGGTCTGGATGATCGGCGGCAAGACCAATGAACTGACCCGCGACGTCAATCAGAAACTCTTGTTTGGCGATCCGTCCAATCCTGCGGCATTGGGGACTGGCTCTATTCCTATCGATTGTATCGGCAAGCGGACGATGAAGCCCGGTGTGCCGAATGCGTTTGATACGGTGCTGGTCAAGCATGCGACGGGACGATGGTCGAAGTTGATGTTTCGGGCTTACGAGCAGGGGCCGGCCAAGCACATGGGGATTCGCGTCAATGGTGGCTGGCTGGACGAGGAACCCCCCGTAGAAATCTGGTCGCAATATCTGCGAGCAACGATCTCGATGGATGCCGTGTTGAACATGACCTTCACGCCGGAAAACGGTATGACTGAGGTCGTGACGCAGTTCATGGAGTCGCTGGCGGAAGGGCAGGCACTGGTCGGCGCGGCGTGGGAAGACGCAAAGCACCTTGTTGATGACAAGGGCGAGTGGACTTCGGAAGCAAAACAGTTGTGGGCGGGATTCCAGCCTCACGAGCGAGAAATGCGCTCCAAGGGAATTCCGATGATGGGTTCTGGGCTTGTGTTTCCGTTCAATGAAGATGCATTTGTTATTGACCCCATCGAGATACCGAAGTATTGGCCCCGGATCATCGGTATTGACTTCGGCTCGGATCACCCGTTCGGCGCGGCTGAACTGGCGTGGGATCGTGATGCGGATACGGTCTACGTGACCAAGGATTACCGCGAGTCTCGTGCGATTCCTGCGATTCACGCAGCGGCGGTCAAGCCCTGGGGCAACTGGCCGGTTGCGTGGCCTCATGACGGGTTGAACACGGAGAAAGGAACGGGGCGGCAGTTGCGTTCTTTCTACATAGACGAAGGGTTGTTGATGTTGCCCGAGAAGGCAACAAATCCGCCGCAGTCAGGGCAGGAGGAGGGCGAGGGCGGGAACTCGCGCGAGGCGGCGATTCTGTCGATGTATGAGCGATTCGAAACTGGACGTATCAAGGTCTTCAGGACGTGCAAGAACTTCCTGGAGGAGCGGCGAACTTATCACCGGAAGGACGGGAAAATCGTGGATATCAGGGACGACGTAATCAGTGCCGTGCGATATGCGCACATGATGCTTCGTCACGCCCGTACTGAGACGGTGCGCCGTCGCAAGGTCGCATTCGCTCGTGGGGCGTCGAATTGGTGAAGCCTCGCAAGATCCAGAAAGCCGACTGGACGAAACTCGAAACGCACATTAACAACGAACTCGACTCGCGCAAGAAGTCCACTTATCGCACCGATGCGGAACGGAAGTGGAAGGAAATTGATCGCCAACTGGCGATGAATCCGATGCAGCGCGTTAATGAGGTCGGGCAGCCGCTGGCGCCGTCGTGGCACAACGTATTCGAGCTTGGCGAGTTGTCAAAGTCGCTGGAGATCATCTGCGATGACGTGATGCGGATGATATTTCCTCAGGACCGGCGATGGTTTGATCCGCACACCGAAACCGAGTCGCAGATGGATGAGGAAACAGGCGAGCGGTTTTACGACGCGAACGAACAGGAACAGAAGGATAGCCTGCTGCGCTCGTTCATGGCGCAACAGCAGAAGGACTTCGGATTCAAGAATCGCTTTAAGTTGGGCGTCACGGAGAGCCTTGCGCATGGCTCTGTCGTGTTCGAAGTTCGATGGGAGCAACAGCCGATGGTATGGGAGGGATCGCGCGTCAAGTATTTGGCGGCACCTGTCCTGCAACCGTACTCGATGTGGAACGCTTACCCGGACCCGTCGCCTTCGATCATCGGAACAAACCTGTTTTACACGGGGGCGATGATTCTTGAGGAGTACATGCCGCTATGGCGCCTGCGCCAGATTGCGAGCGGCGAGGGTTGGATGCCTGACAGACTTAAGAAGGTCCCGAAGGATACGCATAAGGTCAAGGATGTTGAAACGTCCGACGTGCGCCTGACGAAGTGGTATGGCGACCTCGTCATTGAGCGCGGCGACGGGGATATGTACTTCCCGAACTCCAAGGCGATTCTTGCGAACGGCGTCATAGTCTATATGTCGCCGAACGAATTGCCGTATCCGTCGATCATCTACACCGGCTATCAGCGGCAGGACGTGCGCGATCCGTATTACACGTCGCCGATCATCAAGCAATCCCCGATGCAGAAGTTCACGACCATCATGGCGAACAAGTTTGCCGATGCGACTGAGCTAAAGGTAGAGCCCCCAATTGAGTACGACGCGAACGACCCCGATTACGTTGCCAATGACGGGCCGACCATCGCGCCAGGAGCCAAGACCCCGACTAGAAGCATGGGCAAGGGTTTCAAGGCACTGGACATCGGAGATCCGGCGTTTGCCCTTAACGCCGTTGAATTGGGACTCCGACAGCTACAGGAAGGAACGGGAGTTTCTTCAATCCGATCCGGAGTAGCGTCGTCGGATAGGCAGACCGCGACGGAGATCGTCAAGCAGGGACAGGGTGCGGAAGTTCGCACGGTGGCATTCGTGGAAGTGCTAGGCGATACGGCACTGATGCCGTGGCTTTACATGCAGCACGAATTGAACCGTCAGAAGCTGGAGGACTATTGGTTCTACTGCGACGACATGAATACGCAGGACTTCGTCCGCGTGACTCGTGAGGATCTTCCGCCCGTTGCGATGTTCGATGTTGTCGGGGCCAAGGGATTGCTTGGCGAAGAGCAGCGCACGCAGAAGGTCATGAACGTACACGCCTTCGCATCTCAGAATCCGTTGTTCGCGCCGAGACTGAAGCCGGAAGCGATTCTGCTCGATGCCTATCGAGATGCCGGGCTGAAGAATCCGGAGAAGTTCGTCAACACGCAAGAAGCGCAGCCGGACGCTGCACTTACGCAGAAAGTTGATGAACTTGAGGCCCAGTTGGCGCAATTGCAGGAAGAGTTGCAGAAGGCGCAAGAAGGCGAACAGGCAGACATGATGCGCGCTGAGAATGAAGCGCGTGAATCAGAGGCAGAGTTTGCCTTGCAAGTTCGAGATCAGGATTTCAATCACGCATTGAAGATGCGTGAACAGCAGTTCAAGGAAGACGAAGACTCGCAAGAGTCGGGCGATTAATTGATTGATCTGTAAAGGGGTCATTTGCAATGACTGGCGCGACGATTGACAAGAAGTTGACTAGCGATGTGGCTAATGCGGGAACTTACTTCGTGAGTTATCCGAGTGGTGACACCCCCGCTAGCTACATGACGACTACATACCTTGAAGTTGGCGGGGGCGGACAAATCGCCAGGGCTAACTACTCGGTGTCGTTGAATTCCGACAAGATCGTTGTCACAAACAATACGGGCAGCACTTGGCCTGCCGGGGCAGTAGCAAGGCTAATTCTCACGTACAAGGACACGCAATCGGAGTCATCGATTATTGCTAGCCGCTATTGCAGATATTGGTATCCGTGGTTACTTGACTCAAGTTCAAACGTCCGGGATGTTTCAGGATATGCGGCTGCCGTGGTGGGGTCCGCAGGAACGCAAACTTCCTCGGGACAGTATTTCACCAGCATCGCCGGTGCCGTGTCTGCGGCAGGACCTGGCCGCTATTATGAAGTCGGGATGAATCAAGCGAATTTTGACTTGAACAGTTATAGCGCAATCATTCATCTCGGGTTCAAGAAGAGCGCGCCCGGTTCTACAGAGAACATTTTTGGCAATCAACAGAACTCCTCGATGCCGGGATACTTGGTGGCCGCAACGAACACAGGGGCTGCGGCTTGCTATATCAAGAGTGGGAGCACGCAGAACACATTCACGCAGATTAGCGGGGTGTTCAATGGGATGGATCGTCAACTGACGCTTGTTTTTGACCGTCAGTCAGGCAATGGGTACACGTACCTAGACGGGGTATTGCAGGAAACAAAAGCGTTGACGTTGGCCGGTTCGACCGAGTCAACGGCTCCGTGTCGATTCGGCTACTACTCTCCTGTGGCGACGGCGCGCGCGGCGGATTGGTTTAACTGTCATATGTACGTCATGCCGAAGGCAATTTCTGATATCAACATTCAGAATTGCGTCGACTACATGGTGCTTTCTAGAATGCCGCTGAATAGCTCGCACCTCGGCGGGTAGTAAATGGGGATTCTCAAGGACGCCAGGATTTCCGACCGTCAGCGGGTTGATAAAGGATTCTCTTCGGTTCAGTCATATACCGGAGAGGTTACTTTCTACAATCCACTGACGACCGGGCAAACGAACTATCTTGGCGTCTACCGTGGAGTCCCGCGCAGATGGTCCGCGGTTGTAAGCGATGACGGTGACACTCTTTGGTGGAGAGTAACTCAACCGAAAGTAAGCTCTTCTGCGCCAAGAACAGAGGCTGCGTTTGGATATGAAGCCTCATCATTGGTGAGATGGTTCCATGTGTCGTTCTATTTGCCGTCATCTGGTGGTGACGCATGGTCGGATGACAGCCTCTCATATACGACAATTTGCCAATGGCATGAATTCGAGCAGCCTAACGGGGCTCGGCAACCTCCGATTGAATTTGTTGTGGCGGCCGGGAACGTGTTGCAGGCAAGACTATCGCATGACTTTGGCATAGGCGGGTCTGGCGCGACCGGAACAACAGAAACAACCATCACTACGGTCATCAAGACGCTGGAACTAGGCCGGTTGTATGAACTTGTCATCACTGGCAAGGCAGCGGGCGTATCGAATGACTATTTGACTGTCTGGCTAGATGGAACTCAGGTGCTGTCCTATTCTGGATACATGGGGTATCCGGACGCAACGCAAAATTTCTTTAAGGCTGGATGCTATTGTTATTTTTCGTCATCAAGTGTTCCTACGCATAGGACCGTATATTTCCCTGGGATTGTCGTCGGAGATGCCAGCGAGACATACGCAACAATTACCCAATATGCAAGAGCAATAGCGCCCCCTGTTATTACTGAGCGGCCATACATTGCGGTTGCCGGGATTGGCGGTACAAATGCGTTTGGCAATACGTCTTCCGCTCAGTCTGGGACTTCTGAATATGGGGTGTCAGTGTCCGACCCTGTGTTGCCATCTACGACGGACTCCGTGAGCATATGGCCTTGGGTCGCTAATGAGGCAGGGATAAGAAACGTTGCGGTCGCGGTATTCAACTGTGCAAAAGTAGATGCATCGATTTTTGCATATACCGGGAGATGCAGAGGCACTTTTCAGACATCGACGACATACACCGCAGGGGATTCCGTGTTGCCGTCGTCGCCTGTAGGCACAAGTGCGTTTATGTCACTTGGATTGAAATTCATTTGCGAAGTAGGCGGAACATCGGGCGGAAGTGCCCCCACTTGGCCTACTGCGGAATACGGTACTGTTACCTCAAACGGGATCGTGTGGAGGGCTGAACGTCGGGAATCGTTCGACGTAAGCAACTACATCTATTCCAAAACGGACCTTGGGTTCGATCCATTCGGGAAGTTGTCGGAAGCATTGACGGCGCTTCATTGCGCTCGTGGGGCCAACCGAAGAATTTTACTGTTGATGTTTGGTTTTGAAGAAGCGCGCATCAGTGCGTCTCAGGTTGACATAGTTTCGGCAGTAGAGAGCATCGCGGACTTCATGAATGCATTCGATATTGAAATCAAGTGTGTGTTGCCTCCAGCTTATTCTTCCTATAACACGTATTACTCCGGCACACTGGAACCCGCTTTGCTGTCTATCCCCACATTGTTGGATTGTGGGGATCTGACGTTGACCGATTCTTCCGGGGTGCTAGATGCGGAGTCCATCGCAATTGTCGGAAGAGAGTTAGGAAGGCGAGTGTGAAGGATCTGATTGCGCAACTCCGCGCATCCCCTGAGTTTCAGATGATTGTGACGGAACTTAGGCAAAACCGTCCGGTTATCCCGCGCTATGTCGTCGCCGAGACGACGCAAGAGCGCGAACTTTTGATCGAGCAGATCAAGTGCCAGACCTTTAAACAGGATGGCTTTGATCTGCTGTATCGACTGCTGACGGGCAGTAACCCGTAAGTCCCGCCGAGAGGCGACGACACAAAGGGCCGTTTCCGAAAGGGGCGGCCCTTTTCCTTTATGGAGCCGTGAAACATGGAAGAAACCCAAGAGCAGACGACGAGCAACGAGCCGTCGACTAGCAGCGAGCCGACTCTTGATGACGTGTACAAGCAATTCAGCGTCGAAGAAGAGGCACAGCAGTTCCAGCCGCAAAGCAGGCAAGAAGTACCGCAGCAGACTCCCTTTCAACCTCAGGCGCCTTACACGCCGGACCCTGTCATTGATGCAGATGGGTTCAAGCGTTGGGCTCTGAGTGTGGAGCAAGGGAACTCTTCGCTGCGCCAGACCCTTCAGGAAGTCCACGGTCAGCTAACTCAGTTTCAGCAAGAGCGACTCAGGGCCAAGGAAGAGGCGGACATCAGCAAAGCCGTTGCCTACGTCAATGAAACCCTCAAGCAAGACCCCGACTTCGTGGAGATTGCACTCGGCCAAAAGGCGCGGAAGGACCCGAAATTCCTTTCCGTCTACAACAACCGAGACAAGAACCCGAAGGCATGGGAGGCAGCACTGAGGGCAGTGCGAAACGAGTTTGCGCAGAAGTTTTCTGTTAAGACCGATTCGCAGTTGGCGGAAAACCAACGGGCGCTACGAACCGCTCAACAAACTTCCGCCACTACGAAGCCGGAACCGTCTGGAGATAACGCGCGATTTGAAGGAAAGATCGGGCGCGATTTCGAAGCCGAATGGTCCCGCTACGTCTCAAGTGGCTACTGACCTGAGGTAATTCGCAATGCCACTCGTATCTAGCACTACTTCCAATATGCCCCTTGGCGTCAACTATCAGTTGATGAAGGGGCTTCTGTCTGCTGCGCGCAAGAAACTTCCGTTCTTCAACGGAACGCTTCCGGGCACTCTCGACAAGAACGGCAGCACGGCATCCGTCAAGTGGGAACGTCTGGACAACCTGAGTCCTACGACTACCGCCATGACGCAGATTGAAGGCAATCAGTCCGCCTTCTTCGGTCGTTCGACGGTGCTTCCGGCGACGACTAACGTGACGGCTGCAATGGCCAAGTACGGTCAAGCGGTGCTTCTGACGGAAGAAATCGACTTCTATCAGATGAACCTGCGGGCCGCTCGGTTTGTTGACAACCTGGGCGCGAACGCTGGCGAGTCGCTAAACCTGCTGATGGAGTCCGTGTTTAGTGGCGCGTCGAAAGTGCGCTACTCCAATGGTGCTGTTGGCGGCGGCACGGCTGACACGAACGTCACAAGCATCATCTCGCTGAATGACATCAAGTTTGCTGTCAACACGCTGAACCGATGGTCCGCGATGCAGTTCACGACGCCGGGGTATGGCTCGCAGAACTACAACACGAATCCGGTTCGCGCCTCGTACTACGGCATCTCACACGTTGACGTTGAAGAGGACATCCGTTCGATCACTGGCTTCATCCCGGTGGAACAGTACGGCGGATACACGGAAACGATGCCGTTCGAGTTCGGCGCGGTGGGTGGTGTGCGGTGGTGTTCGACGGAAATCATCCCGGTGACGACTGGCGGCGGCACGACCTCTGCCGGTGGTATTCGTGGTTCGGGTTCTACGGCAAACGACATTTACTCGACCTACATCTACGGCAAGGAAGCCGTGGGCTCTGTGGGCCTGGGGAACATGCACGCCACGAACTCTTATGAGATGTACAACCCGAAGAACCCGCCTGCGGTGGAACTCATCACCAAGGCTCCTGGGCAAGTCGGGACTGACCTCTTCAACGAAGTCGGTTCGGCGGCATGGAAAGCATGGTTCGCTGGCGCAATCCTGAATAGCCATTGGATTGTGAAGGTGCGTTCAGGCGCGTCCAAGCTGTAACCGTAGTCAACCCGTGACGGAGGGGGCTTCGGCCCCTTCCGTTATTCGAGGATCGCATGGCACTAGACCCAAAAGAAAAGTGGGAAAACCGGCGCAAGAATTGGAAGTCTCGCGCCCATCTGCAAGAGAAGCGAGAAGAGAACGTGCGGCAATTTGCTGCGTCGCAGGCTGTAGAGCCCGCGTCTCAGCCGGAGCCTGTATTTGTGGCCGAAACCATCAAACTTCCTGAGACAGAGACGAAGCCTCAGGCGGACGAGCCTCCGAAGAAACGCAACGGAGATATCGGAATCGGTGTCGTCGTCGGCGGGAAACTCATCTTCATCGAATTGCATTGGCGCGGCATGGAAGGCGCAATCATGCCGACCAAGTTGAACGCGCGAGACCTGCGCGAGATGTTCAAGAAGGCGCTATCGACACTAGGGCGGATTGAATGACACTCCTTGAAGCTGTTAATCGGATTTTCAGACTGAATGCCATCATCAGGGGCGACAATGATCCGATCACCAGCTTTTCAGATGTGCAGCACAACGCATCGACGCAACTAGCCATCATCGCCGTGCAAGACGAGATTGGCGACCTGGTATCTGACCGGCTCATCGGAAACGAGATGGCGACTGCGACGTTGTCGACCGTGGCCGGCACGCGCACATACTCACTGGAGACGGATTTTGTTCGATTCTACGGAACGCCCCATTTTTACCTGACATCTGGCAATAAGCAGATCTACGAATATCCGGGCGGGCTCGTCCAGTTGCAGACAGACATCTTCAATTATGCAACCGTCAGCGGAGAGCCGAATTGGTGGTATTGGGAGCCTTCGACAGCGAAGAAGGTTGGCTTCTATCAAGTTCCGGACGCGGCATATACCTACTCGTATGACTATGAGCGGTCTGTCATGGTGGAAGTCGCATCGGACACGATGCCGTTTCATAACGACGAAGAGAACTACGCCTTCTGCCAAATGGCAGCGCGCCGGTTCAAGTTCATGTTCGAGGATGTGAAGGGCGAGGCAGACATCCAGGCGATTCTTGAGTCTGATGTGTCTTACCGTCGCGCCCGTGTTCGTCTGATTGCCTTCATGCGCGGGCAGAATCCGTCGCGCAGATATCGAGCCGTCTACGCATGAAATGGCTATTCAGCGGCGGGCTCAACGAGAACCCGATCCCGTCTGTATTTGAGGCTTCCGAGGGCTCGTATAACTTCGAGTTGTCGAAGGATTCCTATGCGCTCCGTCCACGCAAGCCGTTTGACCTGAAGGCGACGGCCCCCAATCTTCAGCCGGTACAGGGCATTCTGCAACTTGTGACGCGGGCCAACTCTGTCACGACGCTAGTGCAGGCAGGGGCCACGGTCTACAACTGGGACGGGGCGTCTACCTTCTCGTCCGTTGGAACGGTGACCACGTCATCGCAGTTGCGGGACTGTTATTGGTCGCTTGGCGATTACATCATCGTTACCGACATTCAGAAGGCTACGGCAGTCAAGAAGTGGGACGGATCGTCATTCTCTACGCTTACTACTGGGCTTGCCGGAACTCTCTATGCGCGATATGGAATCGAGCACAGGGGGCGAATCTGGCTATTCAACGTCAAGGAAGGGTCGACAGACACTCCGCATTTGCTCGTTGCGTCTGAATTCGAGGACCCGACTTCATATGACACAACCAAGCGCGCGGCAGTCTCATCTAGCGGATTTGTAGACGGTAACGAAGCCTTCTACATGGTCACGCCGGACCTGAGGCCGATCAACGGCGTTGTCCTGTTTCAGAATCAACTTGTCATCTCGACAGAGGCAGGACGCCTGTATGTCCTGACCGGCAGTGATGCCACGGATTACGCATGGCAGGACTTCTACGTGGGGTCGAATGCTATCGGCACGGAGTCCGTCGTCAACATCGGAAACGATGTGATGTATATGAAGCGTGGCGGGAATATCGACACGCTGGCGAGTACGCAGAATTATGGCGATGTTGCGGCGGATGACGTGTCGAGATTCATCCCGAATACGGTATCCGGGCTGACGGAGGCGATTGCCGTATACGATCAGCAAAATCAAAAGGTCTTCTTCTTCATCGGCGAGAAGATACTTGTCTTCTTCAAGAACGTCGCGATTGACGGTGTGCCGATCACGACTGCCGGAGAGAAGGCGCGGCTGTCTCCTTGGTCGGTATACAAGACGCAGATAGCGAGCGCGTTTGATACTGCGGCGGCAAAGTATTGCAGGTTGCAGGGAACGACGGATTACACGGTGTTATTCGGCGGTCAGGCGGGGCAGATATACGACCTGAACGGGGCCGGCTCTGGTGATGCTGGCACAACTGCCGTGCAAGTGTACAGAACGACGCGGCTTGTCGACGAAGAGGACGGGATGAACTTCATGTCCTCGATCACGCAGGGAACTGTGCAATATCGACGCATCCGTCCTGTTGATCTGACAGTTGAGTTTGACTATGCGGACGAATACTCGCTGACGACTGCGACGATCCCATTGAAGGGCGTGCCGGTCGGGGATGATGCCATCTATTTCGGTGGCTCTAACTACTTCGGCGACAGTATCTATTTCTCGCAAGGCTTCACGTTCACTCGTCGCATATCGCATCAATCCTTCTCCGTTGTCGGCAAAGGCAAGGGGGCGCGACTTGGTGTGTATGCAGAATCAATCTACGACTTCCAGGTAGACAACATCGATCTTGAAAGCTAACCGCGACAGGCTGTTCCGAAAGGACAGACCGTTTATCCGGCAGTTTGAAGAAAAGGACCTTGGGATTCTTTGGGCGGCGTACAAGCGCGGCTCGTTTGAACTTCCTGAGGGGCTGGATCAAACGCTGTTCCTGGAGACGATTGCGCCTTACCTGAGGCAATGGGATTCGCTGTTCCTGATAGAGGACGACAGTAACGCCTATCAGTCGCGGCGCGGTGCCATTGGGCTTGTGGGCGTTGTCACTGATGGCTGGACGATAGAGCCTCACGTGGAGTGGTTTGCATGGGCATCCTCTCGCAACATTCTCCGGGCCGCTGTCGCATGGTTCCAGAAGGTGCGGCACGACAAGCACGTTGGCGCGTGCCTCGTGCGCGTGAAAGACAGGAACGAAAAGTTCTTCACCAGACTCCGGAAGTACGGAGTTCTCTACTACGTTGGAAAAGTCGCAGGCGGATATGAGGGTTGTGACATGGTGCTGTATTCCGTGAGGGGCAAGAAATGTCCGGCGTAGTGAAGACGATTGCCAAGCCTATTCAGTCCATCAGTAAGGGGCTTGGAGACATCACCGGGTATAGCCAGCAGCAGCAGGCGCAGAGGCTGGCAGAGGAGGCGGCAGCGCGCTCGCTGGCCCCAAGGTTCACGCAGTATGGTTCGTCTACGAACCCCGGGACAGGCGCAACCGTGATTGATCCGTCAATCCGATCCATGCGTGAGTCTTCGCTATCTGGCATCCCTGGGTATCGCACGGATTATCAGAGCGCACTCGGTACATATCGAACCGGTGTCGATGACTACTTAGCACGGACTCGCGGGTATCTCGGCGATCTGAATGGGAACATGAATCCGTACATCCAGGCGCGCGTTAATCCGTTGTTGGAGCGCGCGTCGCTTGGTCGAGGATCGCTTGAGCGTGGACTAGCGCTGCGCGGCCTGGGTGGCTCTTCATTCGCTGCGCAATCGCTTGGCTCCTACGACACTGCCACGTCACGAGCGGAAGCGGATCAGCGGGCACAGGCGCTACAGGAAACGCTGGCCGCACGTGATGCGTTGTCGCAAGGCATTCTCGGAGCACAAACGAACCTTGCCGGAGCGCAATCCAACGTCGTCGATCAAAATCGTTCTCTCGATCAGCAATTCCAGACAGTAGCGCAGCAGAACTTGCAGCAGGAATTATCGGCATTGGGTCTTAGTGCGCCAGACATCCAAGCGATTCTCGGATCTGCACAAGCGTTGTCCGATGCCGGAAAGAACAAGGCGAATCTCTTTGGTCAGTTGCTTGACGCGGGTGGCAGTCTAATCAAGAAACCCGCAACAGGTGGCGTCGGGGTTTAGATTGAATCGTCTGAAACACGGGAATGTTTAGGAGCGGCAAGTAATGGCGAGTTTCCTTGATGAACTATCTTCCGGTCTGAAAACGATCCCGCAGAATCTTAATCTTGAGGGTGCTGCGGCAGGGCTCGGGAAACTCGGTAGCGTCATCGGGCAAGGGTTCAATGAAAACCGAGGAACCATCGGAGACGTATTGCAGACTGCTGGGCGGGCAATCTCGCCTGTCGTTTATCAGCAATGGAAGCAAGCGCAAGCAAGACAGCGGGAGCTTGTCATTCAAGGAACGATCAGCGCAATCGAGAACGGATCTATTGATCCGGCCAAGGGAACGGCAGTGCTTCAGAAGATGGGCATTCAGATGCCGGACGGTGCTGGATTCGGGCCCGGACCTGGTGCGCGGGAGCAATTGCGCCGAGTCGAAGAACAGAAGCGGCTGGAAGGGGATTTGACTGCTGCTGACGAGTTTGCCGCCACGGAGATTGCGCGCCGGTTCTCTGAAAAGAACATGGGGAAGATGGACAAGAGCGGCGGCAACGTGGCGGCTCCTACTGACATCACGGCGTCCCCCGAGTATCACTCGCTGCGTGCCGAGTATCTGTACGGCAAAGGCCGCAGGCAGGAGGCTGATGCAGCCACGGATCGCTATCTCAAACTGGTTGAGGAACAGCGAAAGATTAATGCGCCTGCTGGAGGAAGCGGGACGGAAGCAGAGCGGGCATTAGGTGTGCTGCGGCAGTTGCAACAGAAGTTTGATTCGGGGTCAAAACTGACGCGGGATGAGATCCTGCAAGCTCAGAGCGCGCGTGCGTTGCTGTCTCGCCAGCAGATGTCGATTGACCCGATCACCGGCAAGCCATACATGGAGCGGCCGCTAACGATCCCGCCTTCTCTGTCTGTAGGCGCCGTTGGCGGGAATGCCGGCGTTCCTTCCGTTGCTGGTCCGGCCGTGTCTGGCTCGACGCAACCGCGCGCTGCCTCTCCTGGGGTGCCTGTCAATCAACTGCCGAGTATGGAAGGCGGGCGCCAGCCGATTGATGCGGACACGGAGAAGAAACTTGTTTCGTCCGCCTCTGTTCTGAGTCAGGCACAGACCCTTCTCAACTCTTTCAAGCCGGAGTTCTCCGGCTTCGTCTCCGATGCTCTAGCGGGCGCTGCAATTGAGTCCGGGCGTCGTCTTGGTGGCCCGTATCAGCAAACTGCGGAATTCTGGCAGCAATACGAGCAGTGGGCCACGGATATGCGGGCAGAGAAGTTCGGCCTGTCGCTGACCGGGAATGAAAAGGCTCAGTTCGATAAGTACCGGGCGAAGCCTTCGGACAAGCCGGAAGTTGCGCGCACGAACATGGAGAGGCAGTTAAAAATTGTCAACGCTGCAATCGATCGGCAGATGACCGCACTTGGCAAGGCGGGGTACAACGTCGAGCAGGCAAAGGCGCTCGTGGGCGAC